TCAGGTAAGAAAAGAGCAGCAAGAAGAAAGTCTTATTGTGCAAGAAGTGCAGGACAAATGAAAATGTTTCCAAAAGCTGCTAAGGATCCAAATTCAAGATTACGACAAGCGAGAAAAAGATGGAAGTGTTAAATGTCTTATTTAAATGCGAATCTACCACCGATTTATTGCAAAGTCAGAAAGGAATATCTTTATGATCTTAAAGAACATCATGGAGAAAGCGAAGATTGTGTTATCTTCGGTCTCACGAGTATATCAGGGCGTGCACTCTTATTTAACATCATGCTTCCTAATGGTGCGTGCTTTTGGCGTTTGCCTATCTCAGCGTTTTTCCAAAAACAGTATGACCGAGCCGATGTGCCGAATATGCAGACGCACGAGTTGGAATTGTGGAACTGTTTTAGTTATTGGCCTAGTGTTCATCAGTTTGATTGGCTGGCTGGTTTAGAAGGTAAATATTTAGGTTTAGATAAAAAATTTTATGATGGTAAATATTTGTTCACAATTGATTGGGGGCATCCAGATACTAATATCTTGGACGTTGAACATTCTGAAATACCTCAAGAACATAAGTGTGCACATATATTGGAGCTTACTAACGGCAATTTTGCAGCTCAGCCTAATAATCGTATTTTGTGGCACGTTAATAGTTTTACTACTGACACAAGTTGGCCTGACTATAAAGTGCAAACTACTTACTGGGATGCAGAAGATAGTGGTATGGTTACAGAAGATAGTGACAAAATGTTTTATCAAATGGAAGAAAAGAAATGATTGATAAATTTTTATATAATTTCTTTAGTTATATAGATAATTTTTTTGAAGCTCTAGACAAACTTTTTAAAAGACTTCATAATAAGTGTCATGAGAGATACAAAAATATTAGAAAATTATTCAAAAAAAGTAAAAGATGAAAAAATGTAAGCAATGCAAAAAAGAATTTGAACCTAAAGACGACTTAGATATTTTTTGTAGCCAAGATTGTAAAGAGGAAGCGTTAGCAGAATTAGATTATGATTCAGACGAGTGTTTATCGTGTCAATAATGGAGGGTGCCTATATGCAACCAGAAGATATGAACTACAAGTTCACAGCTATTTTAATTATAGCTATTTGTTTATTAGCTGTCTTTGGAGGACCGGCTAGATGAAAATAAATGACAATACAAATATTGGTCTCCCATTACGTAACTTAATTGGTTTGATTGGAGCAATTGTTATTGGTGCCTGGTTTGCATTTGGTGTAATTGAAAGATTAAACATGTTAGAAACAGCTAACAAATTATTTGAGCAAGACTTATTAGAAGCATCTGCACAAAAACCAATTGATCAAGAACAGTTTATGTTATTAGAACATATTACAGAAGGATTACAAAAATTAACAATTAGAGTTGATGGTATGATGAACAATAGAGTTAATATTGAAAGATTACAAACAGATGTAGAAAGACTACGAATAGACGTAGAAAAATTAAAAGATAGCGTTAGAGCTAATATTGGTAAACTTAATGGGGGTAACTAATGGTAAAAAATAATTCATCAGCAGAAACAGAAATAACAAAAGGTGCAACAAGTAATAAAAACTCTGCGTCAGCAGGAGTAAGTGCAGGGGCTAATGCAGAAGCTAGTTCTAAAAGAGGTTTAGGAAATGGTACAACAGGAGAAGCAAAAGCAGAAACTCATGTTGTTGCCAAAGCAGGTGTAAGTGCTGAAGCTAAAAATGGTAATGCTAAATTTGAAGTAGGTACTAAAGTAGAAGCAGGTGCAACTGCTACTGCAGGTACATCAACTAATATTGGTAATGGTGTATCAGCAGATACAGAAGTTCATGCAGGGACTAAAACATATTCAGACATTGGAGTATCTGGACAAATAGGTACTAATGGTGTTAAGGGTGAAGCAGGTGCTATCGCAGGTGCTAAAGCAGAAGTTGGAACTTCAGCTACTATTGGTAATGATAGAAACAATGCATCGCTTGGTGCTGCAGTTTCTGTTGGTCCACAAATAGGAGCAAAAGTTGGAGGAGGTGCAACAGTTGAGGATGGTAAATTAACTGTAGGTGCTGATGTTAAATTAGCATTGGGAGTTGGTGTATCTATTAGTCCAAGTATAACAGTTGATACAAGACCAGTAATGAATCCAATTAGAAATCATGTAGTTGCTCCTGTATCTAATGCAGCTAAAGCAACTGGTAATGCTTGTAAAAAGGCTGCGAAGAAAATGAAATTTTGGTAATGATTAAGTTAGTATTTGCGTTATGTTTGTTTATTAATGACGAACTTATAGAACATAGAATACAAGATACTTTATCTACCTGTTTAAAGATGAAGAGAGAAGCTAGTAGAAATATGAATATGGATAATAAAAAATTTATGTGTGGAGAAGTAAAAGCTGAAGTAGAAAAAAATATGGATGGAAGTTTAACAATAAAAAAAATAATAAAAAATAAATGACAGCAGCAAAAATATATATATTAACAATAATGTTATGTGCAGTAGGACAACCTCAATGTGTTATGCCACAAGCAATTAGTGAACATAGAACTCATTACGACTGTGTTAAAAGTGGTATGAGTGATGGGTATGAAGTTTTATTTGGAAGTGATTTGACTAAGCAACAAGTTAATGAAGATAAACTATATGTTAAGTTTAGTTGTATTGAAAAAGAAATAGTTGAATCTTAATTAAGATAATTGTTTCATTAATTTTTCTAAGAAATCATGCAATATATCAAAGTGTGTTCTTGATTCTCTTATCATAGCATGAACAAGACCTTTGTTTTCTTTTTTAAAATGTAAATCAATTTTACTTAAGGGATAAAGACTTTGCTCAACAATAAATTGTCCTTGATTATTTATAATCAATTTAAAAGTAGCTAAGTCAGCTTCAGTTTTCTTTACTCTTTTGGGAGATTTAAGTTTTCTGTTTGTCATGGTGTTTCTTTATCATATCAACTAAGTAATCATCATTATCTTTCTCTAATCTTAACTTAGTCATAGGCTCATCACCTTCTTTATACACCTCAATAGTTTTAATTCTATCTGGAGATGTCATAAAAATAGGAAATCTACTATTCATTTTAGATTTAATCATAAAGAAACCATCTTCAGCTACGCCAAAGGTTTCAATGTTTTTAATATCAATATCATCCGAACCTATTAAACAGATTCTTATATGATAAGAAGGTGGTTCTGACTTAACTTCAGTACCATTTAAATTTACTATAGACATATTATTTTTTATTCTCTTCTTTTAAAATCATGGAAGATGTACCATCATCATCTTGTATACTATCTACACTAGATGTATAAATTTCATTTAACTTTTCATTGTTTCTGTTTATCTTTTTCTTAAGATGTTCTTTCAAAGTTTCTATCTTTACAAATAAAATCTTATCTATTGCAGGATTAATTCCATACATAGGTAAGTCGTTAAGTGAAGATATAATTCTTCTAAAACCTCTTGCTCTTTTTTCTAATTGTGCAATTGTACTTTCACTAATCATAATCTCTCTCCAATATCATTTCTAAATAATGTATAGCTTTTTCTATATCTTTTCTTTTACCTTTTAATTTATGTCTACAAATATATTTAATAGCATTACCTTCAGAAAATAATAATTGATTCTCATTTATAAACTGAGCAGGTTGTATCTTCATACCTTTGTAGTGTGTACCATCTACTTGCTTATTTAAGCTATCGTAGTTTGTACCTTTAAACATATCTTTATGTGTCATTATAATGGTCCTTGTTCTATCATCTTTTGTCTTCTTAATTGTTGTTCTGATGGTTGTAACATAGCATTTAAATCATCATATGTCAACTCTTGGTTGCGTTTTAATTTCTTAACAATCCATTTATATGACCAGGGTTGTAGCCTAAATGTATCACCTTGCATATAATGTGTTTGATTAGGTAGAAAATTAAGTACATTTTTAAAGGTAATTTTACTAGCTTCTTCTTTAGATAACAAAGAAGTTAACCATTCAACAAGAAGATGTTTAGCTTTATTTCTTATCTTACTCATTTGTTTATCGTTCATTATTTTAATTCCTTAAAATTATTTTCTCTATCAAAGTATTTATAGTCAACTGTTATAGGGTCAAACTCTTCAATACAACTTAATACATCTATCTTATTAAACTCTTTGCAAGAGTAAACATCTAGTTGTACTAAGGCAGGGTCTGTTTCATCCCAGGTATGTATACCAACATGAGAAGTATCTATAATAGCAACACCACTAATACCTTTGTTTCCTTTTTTAGAAACCTTAGATGCATAAGGTCCTGCTAGTATATTCATATCAATTTTAGCTATAAGATTATTCATCCAGTTAATAATTTGTTCTTCAGTTTTAGGAGGGTTTTTTACTTCTGCCCTGATAAGAAGATGTTTATGTTTAAGTAATTTTTCCATATGTTTCTATTCTTGATTTATATTCATTAGTTACTTCATCTACTTTAGGAAGTTTAATAACTTCAGTTAAGATAGTATCTTTGTTTGAATATCTAAATACTCTTAAACCTTTACCTCCATTTGCATCAGCATGACATTCCCATTTGTGAGGACAGAACTGACAACCAATAGCTAAAGTTTTGTTACCATTCTTTTCTTCTTTGTATGGATAACATTTTTCTGGTGGTGTATCTTGTTCTAATGTATTCTTTAAATCTTTAATTAAAGTTTTAACATTAGGCTTTGCCATATCATCTGGTTTGTAAAAACAAATATCACCAGTTGATTTATCAACAACTAGAAAGCCACCATCCTTAGTACCATTAGCTGTTTCATAACCAGACAGTTGAGCAAGATAACCAAAGGGGTCATCACCTACTATCTCACCTGTTTGAAATTTCTTAAAACTAAATGATGAAGCTGACTTGACATCACATATCTCACCATCTATTTTAGAATCTATATGTCCAGTCACACCATCAATTTCAACTTTCATTTGTTGGTCTTCAATTTTATGTCCTGCTAATTCAGCAAGATATAAAACTAAATGTTCAATGATATGTCCATATAGAAATTTTAAATTTAGTCCTGCGTTTTCTTCTTTCTTATCTTTAGGACTAAACTTATCGTACCATAATTGCCTGGAAGGTTTACCT